GACGCCCGAGGGCACGAGCCCGACGGTCAGGGCTGCTCGGCAGGTCATGGGAAACGGGCGGCGAACCTGAACCAAAGTAGTTCGAAGTAGTGGCCAAAGGTCAAAAGCATGGTGGTCGGAAGAAGGGCACGCCGAACAAGGCGACGGCCGACGTGCGCGCCGCGATCGCGCTCATCGCTCAACGCAACGTGAGGAAGGTCGAAAAGTGGCTGGAGGAGGTCGAGGATCCGGCCAAGCGCGTCGATCTGTTCCTGTCCATGTGCGAGTACCACATCCCGAAACTCGCACGCACTGAGCTTACCGGGAAGGACGGGAAGGATCTGCCGCTGGTTGTTCAGGCCGCGAACCACGACGAGTCCCTGTGAAGTTCACCGCCCGCCAGGAGCAGGCTCAGGCACTTCTCGCCGGGGCCGCCACGCACATCATGCTGTTTGGCGGGTCGCGCTCCGGAAAGACCTTCATCCTCGTGCGCGCCATCGTGATGCGCGCGATGAAGGCGGCGAAGTCACGTCACGCCATCCTGCGGTTCCGGTTCAACCACCTCAAGGCGTCTATCATCCATGACACCTTCCCGAAGGTCATGGAAGTCTGCTTCCCGCAGGTCACGTACCACCTAGACAAGACCGACTGGTATGTCGAGCTCCCGAACGGCTCAACGATCTGGTTCGGCGGTCTCGACGACAAGGAGCGCACGGAGAAGATCCTCGGACAGGAATACGCGACGATCTTCCTGAACGAGTGCAGCCAGATCCCGTTCGCGTCGCGTAACGTGGCTATGACTCGCCTTGCCCAGGCGGTCACGCAGCACGTTCAGGGCCGGCTGGACGCGCCGCTGAAGCCGCGCATGTACTACGACTGCAACCCTCCGACGAAGGGACACTGGTGCTACCGGCTATTCGGCGAGAAGGAGGATCCCGACACGGGGCACCCGCTTGGATACCCCGACGACTATGCCTCCATGCAGATGAACCCGCGGGACAACGCGGCGAACCTGGCGCCAGAGTACATCAAGACGCTCGAGGCGCTCCCGGCCCGACTGCGGCGCCGATTCCTCGAAGGCCAATTCGGTGAGGCGAACCCAAACGCGCTGTGGACCGACGAGATCATCGAGCGCTGGCGCGTGGTCAACGCAACCCTGCCGGACCTGCAGCGCGTCGTGGTGGGGGTGGATCCCAGCGGCTCAGGGGACGAGGACAACGCCGACAATGACGAGATCGGGATCTGTGTCGCCGCTTTGGGCACTGACGGTATCGGATACGTGCTCGAGGATTGCTCGCTCAAGACCGGGCCCGCTGGCTGGGGCAAGGTGGCCACGAATGCTTACGAGCGCCACTCTGCTGATGTGGTTGTCGGTGAGGTCAACTTCGGGGGCGCCATGGTTCAGTACGTGATTCAGACACAGCGGCCGCGGACGCCGTTCAAGGCGGTGACGGCGAGCCGCGGCAAGGTGGTGCGCGCCGAGCCGATCTCCGCTCTGTTCGAGGAAGGCAAGATGCGGATGGTCGGCGAGTTCCAGGCGATGGAGCAGGAGATGCTGTCGTTCACCACCACCGGCTACCTGGGCCAGGGATCGCCCAACCGGGCTGATGCGATGATCTGGGCAGCCTACGAGCTGTTCCCTGGACTGATTCGCGCTCAGAAGCGATCCGAACATCGAGAAGCCTACGCGGTGATGTGATGTCGCGACCCGTCAAACACGAGCCCAGCAACCCATTCCCCGTGACCGCGCGCGACGACGTCCAGCCGCTCGACCCCAAGAGCGAGCCGACCCGCGGACAGGTCAACGCTCGTGATCCGACGCTCGGCGAGTTCATGGAGCGCACTCGCCGCTACTTCCGGCTGACCCACCGGACGCGGAAGCTGCACTACGCGCGTGGCCTGGACTCGAGCCCCGAGGACTTCGCGTAGGGTTGCATTCTGCAGGCGTCGCCCTCGACGCTTGGCTGATGAATGATCCGCCTGCGGTCACCCGAGCACACGCGCTCCTGCGCCACATCTCGAAGCTCGGCGGCCGGATGGACGAATTCTTCGTCTCGGTCACCCGAGAGGAGGGGCTTGACCTCCTGAAGTGGTACCGGGCGAAGCTCGCCGAGCAGCAACTCGGTGAGGAGCAGATCAACCTCACGCTCCTGGACCGCGATATTCGCCGAGCTGAGCGCAAGGGTGATCCCTTTCCGGTGCTGGAGAATTTCAAGCTCTACGGCCTACAGATCCGGCCGATCCAAAAGGTGCATTGATGGCCAATATGAACATGGGGCAGGTGCTAACCTGCGTTCAGGGAATGCCGCTGGGGGCACCTGTCACGATCACTGCCGGCGCGCTGCTCTCGCTCGTCCAGCAGCTCCAGACCGCAACCGGCTCTCAGCCGACCGTCCCGTTCTACGCCACGCCCGACGGCAGCCCGCCGCCGTTCGATCTGACTCAGTTCCCTGGCGTCTGATGTACGACGCCGATTCCATCATCCGGGAGTACGCCTGGCTCTACAGCCAGCAAGCGAACTTCCGCATGCTCTGGAACAGCATCGCTCAGTACGTGATGCCGGCCTGGGACAACTTCATCGGCGAGTTCAGTGAGGGCGTGATCCGCACGACCCGACTGTTCGATGCCACTGCAGTGAGCGCCAACGAACGCTTCGCCGCGGCTATGGAACAGATGCTCACGCCTCGGACCCAGATGTGGCACGACATCGTTCCGGCGTCCGAGGAACTAAAGGAGGACGAGGAAGTCCAGGCGTACTGCGCCCAGGTCCGCAAGATCCTGTTCGCCGCCCGCTACCGGCCGAACGCTAACTATGCCAGCCAGACGGACGAGTGCTACATGTCACTCGGCGCGTTCGGCAACAATGCGTTGCTGGTGGACGAGCTGCTCGGCAAGCACCTGATATACCGCTCCATCCCACTGAACGAGATCGTGTGGGCACTGGACCCCGCTGGGATGGTGGACACGGTCTACCGAAAGTTCCGGTACTCGGCCAAGCAGTGCGTCCAGAAGTGGGGCGAGAAGAAGCTGACGGAGAAGATCCGTCGGGCCTACCAGCTCTCGCCATTCACCGAGTTCGAGATCCTCCATTGCGTTCGGCCGAACCAGGAGCGCACTCGCGGTGCCATCGGCTACAAAGGCATGTCATACGAGTCCTGGTACATCGTGCCGGACGAGCGCCATACGATCGACCGCAACGGCTATCGGACTTTCCCGTACGCCATCGGTCGCTACCGGATGGCTCCTCGGGAGCATTACGGCCGCTCGCCCGCTGCGGTTGCCTACCCGGCCATCCGAACCCTAAACGAGCAGAAGAAGACGGCGCTTCGTGCCGGCCAGAAGGCCGTGGACCCGCCGTTGCTGCTGTCAGAGGAAGGCGCGCTCACCGGCTTCAACCTGCGCGGCGGCGCTTTGAACTATGGGGCCTTGTCCTCTGACGGAACCCCTCTGGTCCAGCCGCTCAAGATCGCCGACGCAGGCTCCTTCCAGATCGGCAAGGAGCTGATGGACATGGAAGCCAGCGCGATCAATGACGCCTTCCTGACCTCGCTGTTCCAGATCCTCGTGCAGAACCCAGACATGACAGCGACCGAGGCCCTGATCCGAGCGCAGGAGAAAGGCATGCTCATCGCACCCGCCATGGGCCGCCAGCAGTCTGAGTTCCTGGGACCCGAGATCGTGCGGGAGATCGACATCCTCCATCACGCGCGCGTCCTGCCGCCGCCGCCCGATCAGCTCATCCAAGCCGCTGAGGAGGATCGCGGCGGCCTGACTGGCCTCAAGATCGAGTACACCGGCCCGCTGTCTAAGCTCATGCGCGCCGAGGAAGCGCAGACGATCATGACAAGCGTCCAGGGAATCTCCCAGGTGGCCTCGGTGCGACCGCAAATCCTGGACCTGATCGACTGGGACGAGACCGGTCGGGAGTTCCTCGAGGCATCAGGATTCCCCGGCAAGCTCATCCTGGATCCCGACCGGCTCGCCGCCGTGCGCGAGCAGAATGCGCAGCAGCAGCAGGCCCAGCAGGTCGCCGCCGCGGCGCCGGGCGTGTCTCAAGCCGCCCTCAACCTCGCCAAGGCCCATCAGGCTCTGAATCCAGGAGGGGCAACCAATGCCGAACCCGCGGCCGCATGAACCGACGCAGAGCTTCGTGAAACGTTACGTGAAGTCCAAGGAATCACAGAAGCGCTTCCCCGATATCAAGCAGCGGTTGGCCGTTGCGTATTCCGAAACCGAGAGGGCACATCGTGGCCGAAAGTGAACAGGGTATTCACCCCGAGGTGATGCGCCACATCGTCGACCTGCACCGGAAGCACTCAGAGCTCCAGATGCAGATGCACGATCGGGCGACCGAGGCCGGTGAGCACGAAGGCAAGACGCACGAGTTGATGGGCAACCTTCACTCGGCGATCACCGAACTCACTGCGGTAGTCCGGGAGCTGATCACGGCGGTGAAGGAAGATGTGAAGGCCGACCGCGCCGAGGCGGCGGCGGATCGCGCGGAAGGCAAGTCTGAGCGGACTGAGAAGCGTGGAACCAAACGAGAGTGAGATCGCGCGCGAGGAAGTGCTTGCCCGGCTCCGGATCAAACGCGACGCCTACGTGAAGCTCTTTGGTCTACCTGGAGCTCGTACGCCGTTGGGCGCGATCGTGCTTGCGTATATCGACCGGTTCTGCCGACGGGGACAAGAATCGATCCACATGGACGCCCAGGGCCGGATGGATCCGTACACGACGATTTACCGCGACGGTAAACGAACCGTCGCTGACCGTATCCACATGATGA